CCACTTCTTTGGCATTCTCCTTCGGACATTCTCCTATTAATTCATCATGTACCGTTAATAGTAATCTAAATCCTAAATCCTTGAGCTTTTTATCCTTCCCTACTAATATCATAGCAAGCTTTGTTTGGTCGGCAGCAGACCCTTGAATTCTACTATTTACACATTGACGAGTTGCTTCTGCTATATATCCACTATTGTCCTTTATTAGAATTCCTTCAGCCTTGGCCTTAGCCTTAATAGCTTCTTTCTCTTTTCGACTGTACGTTCTATTTAGAAGATTTATATATTTCCGCTTGATAGCTTCATCCACTTCTAATGGGCCATCGTCGAATTCATCTTCATCATCAAATAATGGGTCAAAGTCTTTTGGGACTCCTCCAATATAAGTGAACTCATATGGTTCGAGTTGCATGTTTGGTAGTCTTCTTTTTCTTCCCCAAACAGTTGTTACAAATCCTTTTTCTCTTGCCATTGCTTCACTTTCTTCCATAAACCTTTTAAGTCCGGGGAAAGAAACCATAACTTTGTCATAAATTTCTTGCGCCTTTTTCTTAGTAATTCCTAAGTCTTCGGCAATAGCTGCTACACCTTTACCATAACAAACCCCAAGTACAATTGCCTTTGCGGCTTGACGTCTTTCCTTACCTTCGGGATTCCTTGTTCCATCTTCCCTAAATTCTTTACATTCATCATATGGCATATTAAATGCGATGGAAGCAATTTCTACATAAAGGTCTTTCCCCTGCTTGTAGGCATTTATCATCTTTTCATCTTTAGACATATGAGCTGTTAATCTTGGTTCTTGAGCTGAGTAGTCACTTGATAATAATACATATCCCTCACTTGCCCTAAACATTTGTCTTATCTCATCGTTATGGGATGGAATATTCTGCATATTAGGGTCAGATGAACTAAATCTTCCGGTATCTGCTCCTATCTGATTAAAGCTTGCGTGTATCCTTTTTGTTTTAGGATTTACAATAGTCGGCATTTTATCAATGTAGGTACTTAATAATTTAGCTATTCCTCGATATTCTAATATAGCCTTTGCCACCGGGTGGTCAATCTTGGTTAAGACTTCTTCTCCGGTTCCTCTTGGTTTTTCTTTATCCACGGGTTTAATTCCAAGGACATCATATAACATTATTGCTATCTGAGTTGGACTTGATATATTTACTGGATATTGTAATTTATTAGCAGCGCCTTTCTTCTCTCTATAATTATCTAAGGCTTCGCCAAATTTGTCGCATTCTTTATAGAATTTATCTTCTGCTTCTTTCAATTTAGCATTATACTTTTTGGATAACTTTTCTGCGAATTCAAAGTCGAATGCTATCCCGGTATCTTCCATCTCTGCTACTATATTGATTAGTGGCATTTCTATATGATTAAATACAAAAGCAGGGCCAGTTAAATCTCTTTCAATACAAATTGGGTCATTCTCTGTTAGGAATGGTCTTTGGAATTCATATAGCTCATATGTTATTTCTGCATCTCTTGCTGCATATAAATATGCGGTATTGATTGGGATGTGAGTAAATGGGATACCCTTGAATAAACTATCAAATGTAAATGCATCTCCTTCACCTTTTAAACAATATTTCTTATGAAGGGCTTTTAAGTTGTTTTCAGGCTCATTCTCATTTAATAGTCTTGCTGCTATATATCCATCCCAATGAGGCACCAATTCAACTCCAAGTTGATTTTTAATTACTCTAATATCAAATTTAGCATTGAACATAATTACCTTGATTTTACTATCAACTATTCTTTGCATCTGCTTGGTTGCAAATTCATCTGATACCTGATTATCTATTTCAGTTCCAGTTACATAGCTTACATGATGAAGTGGAATGTACACTGCTTTATTTCCAGGTGTATAAAGACATAATCCAGCAAGCGTACAAGTTATAGGGTCAATGCTATCAGTTTCTGTATCAATGGAAATTACTCCATTCTTAATGCATTCATCTATATACTTTTCAAATTCAGCTTCATCCCTAATTACATCATAACTATCTGCATATTTTCCTAAATTCTTATTAACCATTGCAGTTATTGTTGAGATTCGCTCCAATAAGCCTCCGCCACCTTTTATTGTTATCCCCACATTGGCTTGAGCTACTTTTGAAGCTTTCTTTGCTAATAAAGAATCTCCCGCCTTGGTTGCCCTCGGCGGGAAATTAAATAATCCGCTCATTAAAACTTATCCTGATTTCCTATGGTTCTGCGTCTACCTGTGGGGTGGGAAGTAGGCGCTTTATCTTCTGTCGTAGCGGATGCTGGGATTCTTCTTCTACCCGCAGGAGCTTCATTTGCAGGCTCTCTTTTTAAAGTTGAATTTCTTCTATCATTTTTTGGGTTTCTTTCTGGCGGGGCTTGTTCTTCAACATTTTCTTCAAAATATCCATTCTCTAAGAAAAACTCTAATTCTTCATAGGATTTATCAAGGATAAGTGTTCCTAATAATTCCGGCACTTCTGGTAGGTCTTCTAATGTTACATCATCTGTATCCAATGCATATGTTTCATAAGTAGTTTTAGCATCTCCCTTTCTACCATTTCTTTCAATTTCAAATGGAGTAGATACTAAAGGGTTATATCTTGCACAAAGACTGGATAGTTTACTAAAGAATGTTTTTCCTCTGTCCCAAATCTTAACTTCTTCGGATTCTATGTCATATAAGATTACGAATAATTTTGCAAGGACCTTGAACCCGGCCGCACATAAAGGACAATCATCCAATGGTTGGTCATATTCTCTTAAACAGTTAACATAACGCTTCTTACCATTTACCTCAATTTCATGTACTGAATAACCTTCAACATCATCAATTGTATTATACATAAATCTTACAGTTGCCACGTCTTTGTCATTCTTCAAGGAGAAGAATCCTCTGCCGCCTTGACCTCCGTAATTCTCCGCTTCGTTAACATTAAATCTTGCCATAATTTGTTTCCCCTTTCGTTTTTAAAGTTTTTGTATTAGTCAGCCTATCGGCTTGGACTCTGTGTAAATTAAATGATTTCCTAAATAACCAAATTGATATTCTTTGCATTAGCTTTCTTATCATCCGCTGAAGTCCCTCCTTTGATTATTATATAGAATTTTTCTTAAAATCCTAAAGCTAATGGCATTAATTTTTCTCTTAACTTCTTTCTCATATTACTTAGGGTCATGATGCTAACCTCCATAATCTTAGATATTTCAGAATTGCTCCACCCATTTAAGATTAAACTGCAATATTGAAGTTCTTTCTCAGTTAATTTATATTGAGTTAGTGTATCCATAATTTCATCATCCTCACAAGTAGCAGCTACTAAATCAAATCCATTTTCCACCATAGCCTCATAACTATCCGAAAAGAATAAAACCTTTCTCTTTTGAGTATTAAGTGCTTCTGTTTCTTCCCTAAATTTATTCATTAAGGCCGTTGTAAAATATGTACTGAAATTAACTTGACCACTTTTATAGGTCTGTAAGCATATGTCTAATTTCTCTAAGGAGAAGCTTGCAATGTCCTCATTAGTAAGTCCGTAATACTTGGCCGAAATATTGATAATAAGCTTGTATGTCTTTTCAAATGCTAAAGCCAAGAGAGAGGGGTTTAGACTCTCTCTGTAGGCCTCAGCTATCTGCTCCAAACTCATATCACGAGTATCCTCAATTATTAGTGTTGAAAGCATATTAAGTGTTCTTAACATCTGTTTTCCTCCTTTAAAGTTTTCAGTTATTTGAGTTTTTCAAGTTACTATTTAGATGCTTTTCCAGCTTGCTTATTCTTCTGGAATTCTAAGGAAGCGTCTAATAGTTTTGTTATCTTCTCTTTGTTTTCTTTAGTCTCTTCATCAAAATGAACTCTTGCATCAAACATATGATTCGTTTTCTTAAACGATGTCAAATCCTGAACTGCCTTTGAACGCATCCATAAGGTAATACCCTTTTTGTTAAAAGTAAAGGCCATATACATTTTACCATCTACTTTTAAACTTCTAAAGCTTGGTACAGTAGCTTTAAATACTTCTGTTCCTCTTTCTGTAGCTAATTGTTCAATAAAAGCTTTTAATGGATGGTCACCTGAAATAGTTTCACGCTTTTGCTTTGATGTCTTTTCTGTCTTGGTTTTCTTTTCAGGCTTTGTTTCTTCCTGCTTAGATTCCTCTGATGCTGGTTCTTCAATAGTAGGCTCTTCTTGCTCTACTAGGGTCTCTTCTGTTTCCTCGGCAGGTTCTTCTACTGCTTCAGTAGCTTCTTCCTGTGTAGCCTCTTCAACTACTTCTGATTGAGGTTGCTCTTGCACTTCTTCGTCTTCCATAGGTTTCCACCAACGTTTTAATGTTGCAGGGCTAAGTGCTTTCTCTTCACCAGATTCCAGCTTAATAATAACTTGCTTGTCATTCTCACTTACCAACTCTGCTACTTGACCGTTTCTTACTGACTTAAATTTTTTCATTGTAATACCTCCGTAAAGTTTTTTAGTTTGCAAGGGCTCTCACCTTGCTTAATAATATTATATAACATATTGATTTAGAAATCAACAACTATTTAAAACAATTCTTGAAGATTTTCAAACTCCTCTTTTTCTAAATCATTTATATCTTTATCTTCTGGGATTATATAACTAGTAACTAATTTATTACCTTGTAAAGCTTTCTTTAATCTTGCAGTGGCTCGTTGGCCTGCAGCATCTGGGTCAAGTGCGGTTATTATCTTCCTACATCCAAGTTTTCTAAGCTGGTCATATTGATATTCAGTTCCTAATCCTAATAGAGCTACAGCTGGTTTTCCATAAGTGTAACAAGTTAAAGCATCTAATATTCCTTCACATACAATCACCTCTTTTACATCTTTTGGTAATTCATATAATCCATATACTGGTTTATTAACTCCCTCCGGATAATGGAAGAATTTAATGTCAACACTTCTTCTTGCTATAAATAAGGTATTACCATTTATGTCTCTTACCGGGAATGTTAAGCATCTTAATACGCTTTTAACCTTTCCAAATTTATCTTTAAGCTCAAAGTGATTATCATATCCCACATCAAATTGTTCTATCACTTCATCAGTTAATCGCCTTTTATACATATAAGGATGATAATATCTGTATGAATCCAATTCCTCTTCTGTAATATAATTGTTGGTTATTTTATTATTACCCCTTTGCAGGTCAAGTATTATATCTTTTCTATTTTCTATGGAGATTGTTAAGAAGTTCTTTATTAGCCACTCTCTTCCAAATACACCATCATCATCTTTTCCAAAGCAATGACTTATCATCTGCTCCAAAGTAGCGGTATACCCGCAGGTAAAACAATGGACTGTTCCTGCAGGTACACCTTCTTGATTTATAATTGATATTCCACATGATGGGTTTCTCTCTTGACCATCTGCATGAATTGGACAATTAAATTGTATATTTCTTGGCCCTGGTTTAAATTCTGCAAATCGCTGAATACCATTTAAAGCCAATTGTGTTTTGAGTTCATTGAGAACTTCCAACTCTCCCGCTAATATTGGATTTTTATTTACATAAAACATTAAAACACATCCACTCCATCATTGAAAGAATTTTTAATTTCATCAGCTTTCTTTTGTCTCTTTTCCGGCTTAACTGCATCTTCACTGGATGGGATATAATTGAATTGTCCTTTATCAATATCCCAATAGTAAATCAGTTTTCCACCATTTATACCATCTCTATGTTTCTTAATACCAAATTCAAGTCCTGCTCCGGTTTGCCTTAATGCTATTACTTTAGTAGCATTTTGGGCAATACCATCACTATCCCTAATATTTTCAAGTTCTGGGGTTCCTTCACTATTTGCGTCTTTTACCCCACCTCTATTTGATTGGACAACCACTAATATAGGTATTCCAAGTTCAATACTTAAAGCCATTAAATCTTCACTGATATTAGTCAAGGAAATTGTTTTATTATCTCCCTTTTTGTATCTTTCATCTGTAAGGTAGGTAATACCGTCAATTCCTAATATATCTAATTTATTAGTTTGACAAAAATGCTTTAGCTTAGTTACTGTTATCTTCTTTTGAAAATCCAATGGAGTTGCTACAATAAATGGATTCTCTTTTGTTTTTAAGTCATTAATGTACTGTTCATAATCTGGTTCTTCTCTTCCCCAAACTAAATTCCTATTAGAGAAATGTTTAAATAATGTATCAAATCTGTAACCTATTTTTGTTGGGCTCATCTCAGGGCTTATATATCCTACTCTATTTCCTATTTGCCAAGCATGAGTTAAAGTCTTTGCCAATACCCATGATTTACCTTGGCCTGTTCTTGCAAATAAAACAACAAGCTCTTCACCTCTTGCCCATCCATTCAAGATATCGTCAAGTTCTTCAAATCCGGTAGTTATATACCAAGGATTTTTTGCATTCATCTTTTCTAAATAGATTTGGTATCTCTCATCGGCTTGACTAATTATATCTGTTCCCTCTGTAGTTGTGGCTATTTGTAGATTAGGAAGTTGCGAATGTAAATATTCTACCGCATCATTAGCATTAGTCTTTAGTAGCTCGGCCACTTTCTGTACAACTTCGACTGATTTATAATATAGATGCTCCTCATATAGAGTATCCAAGAGATATTTATCTGTCTCCGTAACCTCTATAAGATTAAAATCATTAAACTTATCTAAAAAGGTTGCTTTATCAGGTACTTTGCCATATTTGTTAAAATGGTCTACTATGAAATTAAATTCAGGTTCATAGCCAACAAAGTATTCTTCTGTAAGAGCATTCTTAGTAATTAATTGGATATCTCCGGTCTGCAGTACTTTATTTAATATTTGCAATGTAATCATCTGATACCTCTCCTATCTGCTCCTACAAATTTAACAGGAGTGCTATCATTCCAAACCCTACTTGCAAGTCTATTACCAAGAGCCTCCTGCAATTCATCTCGGTCTAAATTTCCGGTGTAGATATTGGATAACTGATTTAGCTTTCTTTGGTCGATGTATGTAAGTAAGTTAGCGTGGTCAAAATCCCCAAGTTTTGTTGCCGCTATATCATCCCATATAACTAAATCCACTGTCATAAGCCTACTTTTTAATGTTTCAAAATCTTCATCCTTCTGACTTATTCCCTCTTTAATTTTTGTAAGAAATGTTGGAACATGAATAAAGATTCCTCGACATCTAAATCCATTACCTGCCCATACCTTATCGAAGTATTTTTGCATTAACTTTATTGCCCAAGTTGTTTTACCATTACCAAAGTTATGACTATAAATATAAACACTTTCTCCATTTTCCACAAATGTTATTATATTATCCTTGATTTCTTTTAGAGTTACAAAGGCTTGGACATCTTCTTTAGATGGAGTTAATAAAACGTTATATTGCTTATTCCTTGGTATACCACTGTTTTGCATTAGGAAGTCCATTTCCATATATCTTATACAGCCTGCATTGCATTCTGGACTTCCATATTTTCCACACACGGATGTATACCAACATTTATCTTTGTCAAATATATACTCATAAGCCATTAACCCACCTCTTCACCAATATGGTTTTGCATTACCTCAATTGTTTTATTGTATCCATCCCGTCTGCGGGATATCATTGAAATAAATTCTTTAATATCCTTTTCATCTTCTGCCAACCAATATCCTCCTCCATCTGTTTCTCTTGAACATATTGGATAGACGATTCGCAGTTCGGATATAATTTGTTTTAAATGTCTAAATGATAACCCGGTGAAATTCATAAGCTCTTTGCTTGTTATTGCATCTTCTCTTTTTTTAGGTATTAAGTTTAGTACCTGTTTTCGTATATCAGTTTTCATTTACTGAATCCCCCTTTACACTTGTTACCTATTATATAGAAAATATTCTGTTTTTATAAACTAATTACAGATAGAATACTCAATTCCATTTATCCGTCCTCTTCTATTCTATATCATCAAATAAGCTTGGCAGTAAGAAATTCAATTCTGTTAATAACATATTTGCAACTTCCCGCATTTGTGGATGCACTGCTGGCGATGTCCTTAATTTTAAGAAATGTCTCCACAATAAAAATACTTTGCCAACCGCCTCATTTAAAGTTTGCTTTTTTATTTCCTCAATTTGTCCTTGTGTTAAAGTATAAACTTTTTTCCTTCTTTTTCAGTTCGGATTGTGCCCTTCTAAGTTCTGCTCGTTTACTCATCTTATCGCTCCTTAAAACTGTAATAAATTGCCATTTTCATCTTTAGCTAGATTTTCTTCAAATTCTTTCTTTTCTTCTTCTGTCATATTAACAACGGCTTTAACCTTCCTCCCTGCTGTATTATCAAACTTTGGTTTACTAAAATTATTTTTCTTATCTTTCTCCCAAGCTGCAATAATTTGCATATATCCTCCGGCAATAGCATTATTTATTTTATCTAAAGCTATTGAAGCATTATCTCCGG